CGATTATTGATCAGCCACTTCTCAACAGGTGTGAGAGGTACTGGCATTTCCTGCCAAGTCTTTAGTGCTTTGACTTTAGACTGGTGGACTACTAGGGGCGGGGGGGTACCCATGCACCTGGTTTGAGACAACATCGATATGATCGACAATCGATACGTCTCTGATTTGTACCTATGCACTCTTCTGTACATGGTTACATGCGTCGCCAACCAATCAGGTACTGACTGGGAGAACGACCTGGAGTCGAATTCATCTAACCTGTTAGTGAACGCATACTCCTTGAAGCTATTCCGTAACTTTTTAAGCTCGGAATACCTTGTCGTGAGGCCTAAGGTTTCTTTCCTTAGGTCTCCATCTAGAAACTCATCATCCAATAGGACGTTGAGGTTCTTAAGAACGAAGAGATCGAATTTCTCCCAGTTCCATAGTTCTTCCGGAAAGGCTAAATACCTCTGGAGGAACATCCCATTTACGGTTTTTAGAACTTCTAAGAGCCGCAATGACCTTTTCTTTCTGTCTCGGAGTTCATCCGACCAGTAGAAATCTAGGACCTCAGCCTTCTTCCATGAAGGGTGGGGCCTACCACTCAAAAAGTAGTCTAACTTCTTTTGGAGTGATTTTGCCCATCGAGTTGTGACCGGATCAGGGTCCAGCTCAATGAGTTGCAATAGCCGTTTACCCCAGAATGTTCTGCGATAAATGAACTTTAGCTTCGATTCCGGATTGGTTATATCCGCGAATGTTAGCTTGGTCTCTTTCCCATTCCATCCCGGAATGAGAGAGGACTTGAACTTGTCTGACAACTGGACTTTGTTCCCGTGCCATACAAATGGTTTGACTAGCCCGATATCGAATTTCTTCTTATCGTTAGTCATGTCATCAGCGTTCCTTTGGGCATCGCTGATGGCGAATATCGAATATATCTGGAGAACTTTCCAGACATCCTCGTATTCTATCCCGTAACGGTCCTTATTCCTGTACAAGGACCGTACTTCGTTGTCTAGTGGCGTGCTATCTAGCTCGTCAGTCGACATAAGAATCTTGATATGAGATTCTTCACCGAAAAGGCCATCAAAGAATTTGGCCCTTACGATTTCCCCATCCTTGGGATCTTTGTAGATCCTAAGTTGGTACTCCGAGTTATTGCGATTGACAAGGGTAAAACCTTGGTCAAGCAAAACTTTGGAATTGGTGTTTAGGCAACTATTGCCAGCACCAACGACTGCTAATGTATCAGGCACTTGCTTGGTAGATAGCAGAATGGGCACTCCCAACAAATGTTGGAATTCCCCTTTTATCGACTTCACGGACTCTTTCATGAGTATCCGATCTTCGATTCCGTACTCTTGGTGAAACTTCAGTTTTACGCCAAGGTATCCGCACAGCTCCGGCTCG